CGGGTTTTTATTCCTCTTGTTGTTCGGCGTTAACTTCTATTAGGTGTGCTTCGGTGAAACGGAGTATGCTTTACCAAGAAGGATTGCGAAAAGAAAATTCCGGATGATAATTGTTACATCAGCGTACTAGGGATTTTTCCCTATTTTTTAAGATCATATAATTGTTAGTATGGCGCTACATTTCTGTGCTCGGTTGTTTACCGTTAAAATGTGATAGGGTTGATCTCCCTGTCATTGCTTTAACCAAAAGCAAACACTTTGATCGCTACTAAGTTCATATGTGAAATTAGATTGGATCCAACAATAAATGGATAAGGGTAAAAAGTTTAGAGATTTTAATATCATTTAACTGAGACTAACACGGCTTCATTAGCTAGCTCTGAACCTAAAGTTTATGGTATTTTAAAATCTGCATATATTCGTTTATATTGTTTTAACTCAATTCAAAAGTTAAATTGAATAACAAATATGATAAGGACGACTAAAGATAAAACCTCTGGTCTGCCCGAAGACCAATGTACTAAACAGCATAAGGGTAACGCTATATGCAAAAGGAGCGACAGTTACAAGAACGTTGAGATTATACAACCAAACAATAATCAAATTAATAATACAAATATGATAAGTACAATTACAATTAAAACCACAGGTCTGCCCGAAGACCTAGATAAACAGTGCAAGGGTAACGCTATGTACACAAGGAGCGACAGTTACAAGAACGTTGAGGTTATGCAACCAAAAAATAACCAAAATAATAATAGCAATATGATAAGTACAACTATAATTAAAACCACAGGTCTGCCCGAAGACCTAGATAAACAGTGCAAGGGTAACGCTATGCACACAAGGAGCGACAGTTACAAGAACGTTGAGGTTATGCAACCAAAAAATAACCAGAATAATAATAATAGCAATATGATAAGTACAACTATAATTAAAACCACAGGTCTGCCCGAGGACCTCGATAAACAGTGTAAGGGTAACGCTATACACACAAGGAGCGACAGTTACAAGACCGTTGAAGCTATGCAACCAAACAATAGCACAATTATAAATTACTATGATAGTCTAGTCAAGCAGACTGTTTTTGATGACGTAGGTCATCATATGATCAGTTGTAATAAGTTTTCAAAAGAAGCTGGAGAACCAGCCATAGTCAAGATCGTTAAAAATAAAATGGGACCCTATTTGACACATGATCGAGTAGCTTATATAGAAGAAGGGAATGATTATTATTTGTTTGATTTAGATAGAGCAATATTGCGAAGGATTAGTTCAGCTAAGTTGGAAAAATATTTAAGGTTGGATGCACCCAGTAAAAGTATGGCAAGATGTTTACGAATACAAGGTGAAAAAATTTTTATTTTTAGCGACAAAAAATTTGGCCCCGAAATATTGGAATTCATGAATTTATTCTCAACAACAATAACAGATACATTATCAACTTTTGGTAATGTTATAAATAAAATACGTAGCTTTTCCAAAGGCTTGCAGGATCCCATGGTAAAAATTTTACTGTTGGATGTAATGAATTTGATGGCTAATGTAAGAGATGGTTATTTCACTTTTAGTAAAGTAGTTACTACTATAGTATCTATATATACATTATCACGTAGAGCGGAAGTAATTTTTAAACCAGAAATGTTGGAAATAGGAATAAATGATGTCATGTTGTTGTTAGCCTCTTTTGGAGTACCAGCCCCTCTATTGGAAAAGATTAAGCAATACAATGTTTTATCAGGTAAAAAGTTAATGGATAGTAATGTGGTGATAGCAACACTAACCGGATTTTTTGAAATGATATTAGATTTAGTAAAGTTTATGAATTCCACTTTTGCAAGTGTGCCATATATGAGTGAGGTATGTTCGAGCATTGAGAAAATGCTTGGTTATTTCGTATCTCAAAGGTCTATGTCAGAAGTCATCGATCTTTATACTTCATACGTTAAAAATCCCCAAATAATGTTCGATCCAGTATATCGACAAAAAGTCATGTGTCTATATGAAAAATGTGTAACGAAAGTTAGCTTTATGGAATATGTGAACAATGATAATAGTAGATATACTCGAAGTGCGTGGTTGGCATTTGAGAGCAATGTTGTAAAATTTGCTAAAAATTTTGACAGTAGTTCTAGAAGTGAACCCATTTGTATCGTTTTGGAAGGCGGTCCAGGTAGCGGGAAATCAGTCCTTATGAATAATGTAGTAGAATTATTGCGAATGAGTAATATGAGTGTTTATATACATACAGTACCCCCAATTGAAGCAGGAAAAGATTTTTATGATGATTATGAAAATCAAGACGTATTTGTTTTAGATGATGTAGGTCAAAAAGGGAAATCTGAATGGTCTTTCATTATAAATAGTGTGTCTCCTGTTAAATATCCTTTGCAATGTGCTTCGGCTGAAAAGAAGAACACTAAGTTTTTTAATTCTAAAATAATAATCTGTACAACTAATAGCTTTCGTAATATGCAAGGGTTCACAAAAACAGATTGCATTTCAGAGCCCGAAGCTCTATTCAGAAGAGCACATGTAGTAGATGTTAAAAGAGCCAATACAGAGTATTTTAGCCAAAACATTAGTTATTATAAATTCGATTACACCGGTAGCAAAAACTGGGAAAATAAATTTTTAGATATTAATTCACAAATAGATTTACCAGTGAAACTAGACGAGTCAGAATCAAATAATACATTGGTGTGGTTAATTAGTTTAATAAAATCATTGGAGGATAGAAGAGATCATAATAATGCTGCAACTCTATTGAATGAAGTGGAACTGAGAAACATATTGAGAGATGCAAAAGTAAGTATAAACGCAAACTTTCATACAGCCCCTGAACCTAACTTTGAGAGTGAAAGTTGGATAGACACAGCTCTTGACGTGTTACACGTTGCGAGTGAAGGCGTATTCAATGCTAGCCTTATTATGAGTGAGTGGGTTGCCTGGATGTTGGGCGGCGTTCAAGCAGCATTTTGTTATGTGATCGAGAAACTAGGTAGTGATACCTCTAGTCTCGTAGTGTGTAGTATGTCGTGTTTAATGTTTTGCTGTAGCTTGCTGGTTGTCAAGAAATATTTTCTTAATAGATTAGTGGTTACAGACGACGGAGTTAAGGCATGGCGAGACAGTTTCAGTCAAGCTCATATTATTTACAAGAAATTCGAATCTGAGGCCTATGGTTTGTATGATCCAGTAGGATTTAATGTTACAGACCATATGGTAAACACGGTAGGTTTTCAGCTACCACAACAAGTTTTTGATAGTAGGAAGAGTTCGCGTTTGCTTCAAAAATGCAGTGATAAATCGGTAGGTCATTGTGTAATTAGTGGGAAACGTGTATTGGCACCAGCTCATTATAAATTGGATGGAGAGTATATCAATATATATCAAACATGGGATCATTATGAGAACAATCATAAGGAAGCTGAACAGGTAAAAGTTAAAGTGATCAAGTCATATCCAGCAATGGATTTGGCAGTATATCATTTAATGGATTATCAACCATTACATAAGAAATGTAAGAATTTATTTAATGATGATCCATGTAAAATAAACATTAAATACGCTGTAGCTTGTGATAATGCTGTAGCATTAGTAGTAGGCGTCCACGTAGTTAAGAACACGATTCCTGTATGCTACGATGATGTGAAACACAACGTTGGTGAAGGATGGTTCACTCCCTTGCAAGGTAAAGGTTTGTGCGGAACAGTTTTGATGTCTGTAACAGGAAACATCGAAGCAATGCACGTGGCAGGTACTGCTGGATGTGGATTTATGATAGCACCACCTAAATCAATGAGAAAAGAGATAAGAGAGTTGATGTGGGATACAACTGAGTGTGAATTTGAACTGGATGATAAGATTATTCCTAATTTTTCAGGTGTTAGGTTGCGTTACGATAAAGGAGCTATTGACAAAAAATACCCTGTAGGAAAAACCAATTATCAACCAACCAAGTTTCATAAGGACTTTAATGAGGATATGTATGAACTGTGTGAAGCAGAACGTATAGATGAAAAAGGTCCTCCGATTATTGATAAACCAATTGCGAAATTGGAGGAAATGTCGATGAAGACTTTTATGCACCAAGGCGACGTTAAGGAAGAAGAATTGTCTTATATAAAGAAATATTTAAATGAGGTTATACCAGAGTTTAGTGAAATTTCAATGGAAGAGGCAGTATTTGGATGTGATGATGTAGCCAAATTGAACAAAGATTCTAGCAACGGGTATGGATGTCTGAAGAATAAAGACGACTATTTTGATTTTGACAACAAGGTAATTAAAGAAATAGGTATGCAAGTATTGAATGACTTTCAGGTTAAATGCGAAACAGATACTGTGCAGATAAAAGATGTGATATGTGTTGAAGTTTTTAAAGATGAGTTGCGTATGAAAGCTAAGAGAACTACCCCTCGTACCTTTAGAGTTATGCCCATGCCACATATAGTGTGGATGAAGAAAATATTTGCTGATATGGTACGTAAACTACGTAAAGGGATGCATGAGCATGGGATGTGTATTGGGTTTAACCCTTATAAAGATTTTGACGTATTGGCACGAAAATTGAAGAAAAGTGACGTTAAGTGTGATGCCGATTTTGGCAAGTGGGATGGTTCATTGCATGTGGCCATTATGAAAACAATACATGAAGTATTTAGAGAGAAATATAGAGGATCGAATGTAACAGTATTGGATGCGTTGTTAGTATCAATGTACAATAGTACAGTATTGGTTTACGATGCTGTTTATCGTACCACTCATGGTTTGCCATCAGGGACATGGTTAACGTTAGTTATGAATTGTATTTATAACAAATGTTTGACAGCTTTGGTATTGTTTCGTAATGGTAGTACGAAAACTGAAGATGTTTGGGATGTGGTAGATTACGTTACAGGAGATGACAAGATATGTGGAGCAAATGGACCGTTAGGATTAAAATTTAATGCTGAAACCATAAGAGATGTATCGCATGCATTGGGTATGAAGTGTACCAATGGTGACAAAACAGAAATAACGACGAAGTCAAGGGATTTTGAAACATTAGATTATTTGAAAAGAAAATTTGTGTTTCATAAAACCTTGAATAGATATATAGGAATTTTGAGTAAAGATACCATTTTGAACACTCTGCAATGGTATGACAGCACTAGCGATTTGAGTGAAGCAATTGAAGGAAAGTGCAGATCTATGCAAATAGAGTCTTATTTACACGGTCCTTTGTTTTATTCCAATTACATCAGGATAGTAGAACAAACTGCTCCTGAGATAGCATTATTCACGGAAAAAGAGATAATCAAGATATTGGATTCGGATGATGGGTATATCATTACCAGCCAGTTGGCGGGGAAAGACATATCCTGGATGCAATAGAGAAAACTATTTAATAAACACATGTGTGACAGTATTCAGTTATAATAGCGATAGTGATAAGCTAGCTAGAGCTGGCGCACATGAAAATATCTCACTAAGAACCGATTTGATCATATAGGTTTGTAAATTCAATGATCACAGAAAATTTAAACAATAATATAGAAAATAATAATAATATAAATGATGAAAATGATATGTATATAGATCCTATAGCCAATTGCAACTTGAGAGAAAAAGATCTAAGTAATATAGAGAATGAAGTAACTAATTTAGCGAATTCAGTAAGGCCTTATTTACCGTGGGAGTGTGGCTTAGTGCTGGCTTTGATTCCACCTTTAGTTGGAATAACTCGTTATGTGCGAAGGCTTTTTCATAAAAAGAAACGATCTAACCCCATGACATTGCTCAATCCTGTTTTCCAGCCCCAGATGATGAACGTGGATACTGCTTTTGCGGCTAAGAGTACTAATGATTATCAAGTAGATGCAGAAAAGGTTAGTTCTGAAGTAGCTAAGATAGAAACGCGTGATATCGTCAATGTAGAATCAGTAGCTAATGAAATCATGTTACAAAATTACTTTGACGATGTGTACAGAATAGATGCAAAACCATATGTTGAAAGGCCGTTTTACGTTGGTAGTGTTCAGGTAAATGATGCTTTACCCAGATTTTCAATATTAACTAACGTTATACAGTATTTGCCTGGTGATGTTATCCGCTCGAATGTGTCATTATTGAATGCTATGAAAATAGCCTCTTTATATAGATCTAATCTCACATTGAATATAAGCGCAGCAGGTACTATCGGTCACGCCGGGTGTGTATTGGTGGGAGTTATACCGCCCAGAGCCACATACCCCGTATCAGGACAACCATTGATAAATACGTTGTTGTCCGGACCACATGGTTTTTTGAACTTTAATGAAGCCACAGTACTTAATTTGGAAGTACCATGGTATTGCAACACTGATTACGCCTCATTAGATATGGATAACACAAATGGGTATGTACCTTCAGCTGATTTTACACTAGTTAATGGTAATTATGCCATGTTGGTTATGGTATTGCTTAATCCATTAGCCGTTGCAGATGGAAGCTCTAAGACTTTGGATATAGTTATAGAAGCGTGTTTCAAAGCATTGGATATGTATGTACCAACGCCTAGATATATTACTTGGGAAGCCCAGATGGACATTTTTGCAGGCATTGGTACAAAACTATTAGATATGACAGCTGGAGGTCTTAAGAAAGTAGCTACAGATGCTGTTGATACAGTAAGGAAGGGAATAAAAAGTGAGACTGGGTTACACAATCCCAACGTCCCTTATCTCAATAATAAAATTGTTGTGACTGATCGAAATTATTATAATGTAGTTAATGCAGGACAATTTTTCGAGAAATTGCATCCTTTTGTAGGAGAGAGAGTAGTACAAGAACCTATCTTTGGTAGTGATGTGGACGAGATGAATCTGGCTCATGTCGGTGCTAAGAAACAAATGATAGGAACATTTCAAGTCACAACTAGTGATGGTGTAGGCACGCTTAAGTGGGTTAGACCTATTTCTCCATTTCAAGGGGGATTTGGCCCGTATACACCCAACGGTGTTAAAATAGTTAACAATATCGAATTATTGCACAGTTTGCATATGGGATGGAGAGGGAAAATTAAGATCCACATACAATCTGTAATGAATAACAAACAGCAAGTGAAACTTAAATTGATCAAATATTACAATCCATCTTTATCGTGTTTGACTGGTTATCCGCAATATAAGACTATAGTATCAGCTCCATCACATTTAATGGAATTCACGCAAGGCGGTCAAGAACATGTTGTCGAACTGCCGTATTTGTGCAGAAACGCTATTACTCCATGTGCTGAAGATATGTCTGTAGAAGGGCTATTGCATGGATTGTATTACATCTATGTAGCACAAAGTCTCGTTAATGCAGACGGTTCGCCAGTGTCTTGTGAGTTTAATATTTATATTTCCTTAGATTCGCAATTCCAGTGGTATGGATATTCGACTAAAACAATGTATCCATTAAATTATGACACTAATATCCCACCAACACAATCTCAACCTCGTTTCTCTCCCAATGTAAAATTACCCATGACGGCTGATATGAAGAAACTAACAAAGGCTGAATTCTATAAAAAATATGTTAAAAACCAAAAACAGTTTGAGAGATTTAATAAACATATACAAGATCTAAGGATGGATTCTGGCATGGGATCAATTTTGAATGTAGTAACGAATGGGAGTATATGGAAAAGTGAGATGCGAGTTATGAATGAACCACAAGTGCAAACAAGTGATATGACTCAGGAGGCCCACAATTTGAATAATAGCACAAGGCTATTACCTAATGAGGATATTAGACCTACTATTAGGCGTATGTATAGGTCAATTGCAGAAACAGTACAAGTACCAGCTTTGGGAGGACAGAATGCTTCATTTACATTGGCCAGTATTATAGGGAATGATAATTTTAATCCAATTATTTCTCCAGTTTTGATAGCCTCTCGCATGTTCTATGGCAAGAGCGTAGGTTTTAAGATCACTATACGCTTTACTTCACAAGGGAAAAATTTGGACGATATCAATGTCAAGATACACTATATAACACCTAATATGGTTGTGACAAGTTCTAACCAGCTGGTTAGAAGTAGCTTAGCCAATCCTAGTGCGTATCCTGATGTGTTTACACCAGGAGTTGTAGACCCACCGGTGCCCTTACAATTCTTACCAGTGAGCAAGAGTTCTAATAATGCAGTATATGAGTTTGTAGTACCTAACACAACTTATGTGAAATTTGTTGGATCACCAGACCAGTTTTTAGACTTAGGCATAGCATCGAATTCTCTCGCCACTTCGGATTGTGGCAGTATTTGCATAACTATAAGCAATACTTCTCAGGAAGTTAATGATTTGAATGTTGAATTTTTGGTAGGTTTGACAGATGAATCCCGCCTTGGATATCATACTATAGCTCCCCCTTTTTATATAGACAAAAATCAATCTACGTATTTGGGTAATACAGATGGCAATAGTTTGCCTATTTCTAACGTGGTAAACAAATACCTTTATAAAGGAGGTTTTGGCGG